GTACCAATATGAATTTTTTCTTTTACAAAATTATCTAACTCTTCAAACAACTGCTTATAAATAAACCCACCTTTAGATGGACGGTTAGGTACTGATGGTGCATCTTTCCAATCGCTTGGTATAGCTTTATTTTCTTTTTTTACTTTTTTTCTAACTACTTTTTTTGTGGCTCTTGGAGCCATTTGTTCACCAGTTCCAGGAGTAAAAGAAGCTCCTGTTCCAGTAACAGACATTTCTTGACGAAGTTTTTGTGTAGCGAACTGGGTGTTGAATTTATCCATTAGAGACCTTGTTTAAGTTCATCAATTAAATCACAATATTGGAGGATACCAGTTATTGTTTCATCTTTTATCGATTGATTTTCTTTAATCGGCTTGATGAATTTAACTACCTCGTCTAATTTAATTTTAACAACCTGGTCTTTTGATGACTCTTTTAATTCGATTAATTCTGACTTAATGGATTCAAGTAGATTATTTAGATACTCTCTAAGGTTCTTAGTATCAGATACATTTGTAATATATTCTTTCAATACTTCTTTCTGCCTATCAGACATGTCCTTGTACTTATCATTGAACTTCTCAACAAGTATTTTGTATGCAAGAAGCCTGATCTCTTTATCTTCTTTCATAAACTCCTGTACTATAGACTTTGGTGCCTTAGCATTATCAAGAGATCTATCAGTAAGATGTTCTAAAAGTGTTATTTTATTTAAAAGGACTTGTTTTGTATCAACAGAAGTTGAATTCTGTGATTCAAATATAGTATAGATTGAAGCAAAAGGCTTATAGTTTTCTACTTTAGCTTTAAAGAAGTTGTCTAGATCATAAGTATGTTTGATCTCCTTGATCAAGTTATACTTTAACTTACCAATCTTTTCAAAATTAAGCTTCCTATACTGTTCGACAATTGTAGATATTAAGATTTCTGCTTTAGCCTCGCTTAGCTTAGTGCTAACTGCAAAGGTATTATATAAGCTGTATTCTTTACCTAACTCTGTGTTGGTAAAATACTTCTTAAGGATCTTAACAGCCTTAGAGTCTTGATTATTAATCAAGTCAGAGGTTGTTTGTCTAACTAGTAGTTCGAATAAAATACCGGTATTGCGATATTTTGAATGTTTTATTCCCATAGTTTTTTATACAAGTCCGCTAGTAATAAATATCTATATATTTAGTCTAAACCATCAATTATATTATTCACACTCAAAAGATCTGGCTCCTCAAATAACTTGACTTTCCTTGATTGATTTTTGCTAAACATTCTTTCTAGAGAATTTTTATTTTTAAGGAATTCTCCCATAGTACTTTCTAGAGCTAAAGGACTTCCTCCTTTGTAATCTACTTTCATATTATCTTCACCTGTTTCAGCATTCTTAGAATAAGCCGCTTGACCAATAGGATCGCGACCGAATCTAGAGTTGTCTGTACCAATAATAGATGTTACAGACTTAGGACGGCCAGGTTTATTCTCATCATATCCTTGTGGTACATTCAAGATAGAATCGTCTTTTCCACCATACAAGCTTGCTATCTGATGAGGTGTGCCATATGCTTGTCCTGATTCAGCAGGATCATTTCCTTCTTCTAATATTTGATTGTACCTAAACTCGCGCTTCTTATCTTCTACAATCATATCTTCAAGCTCAGCATATTGATCTTCAGAGAAGTGAAATATCTTGTCATAGATAAAGTCTCTTGGAAGCAAGTTTCCTTCCATTGCTTGTTTAGCAAGATCTATTTTTTCTTTAAAGAGAGCAATTCTTTCTTGGTCGTAGATAATAGAAGGGTTAGTAAGAGATAGCGTAAAATTAGCGGCTGATTCATTAGTATATCCATGAGCATACAAATGTACTAAAGCTATTTTAGTTAATTCACTAACAATAATCCTTTGTAACCTTTCAACAGTCCTAGCAAACCTAATGTCTTCTGCAGCAAGCGTTGCTTTACCAGTTAAATCTTTTTCATAACCCATAAAGGCTTTAGGTATCTTAAGAGCTGCAAAAAGTTTCTCTCTAAAGTATGCAACGTCTTCGATACCGTTATAATCAAGACCTTTAGCAGTATCAATCCTAGTAGATTGATCATTACCTCTCATAGGAATAAAGAAGTCCTCAAGAAGATTTTGCTGATTATATTTAAGGTTATAATTACCAGTAGTAGGATCGATCAAAGGTGTTTTCTTCATCTTTTGGATCATCCTCTGCATGTAGTTATCAACCTCACCTGGCGGGATAGCTCCTACGTTTACATAAAAGATCCTACGTTCAGGAGCCCTAACGATACGATGAATCAACATAGCATCTTCAATCAATACATACTGCTTAAATAACTTACGACCAGGCTCTAAGTAAGATCTACCATAAGGAAGATAATTAACATCTCCAGTTAAACGGAAGTGCGCCATCTCATAGTTATCAAACCAAATACCAGTATCATTATTCTTTTGTGAACTATATCCTGTAGAAGATGCTAATGTAGCATTAGGATCATATTTAAACCTAACCTCTTGAGGATTATCAGGATTATATCCTTCTTCACGAATAATATTATATGCTGAAAAAGGAATAACATTATAAACTCCGTACTTTTCTGCTATTTCTAATTTGAGGTAGAAGTCACCATATTTAGCCATATTGCGAACCCAAGACCAAAGATTAAATTCAATATTAAGTACAGAATAAAATAAGTTGTAGAGGATTTTCTGGATATTTTCATCAGAAGATCTAATTTGTAATACTTCACCTTGTTCATTTTTAAGTGTACATTCATCTGCTATAATGTCTAATGCTGAACAACAAATCGCATCAGTATCCATAGCATCGTAATCTGCATATATTTGAACTCTAGCAGACTGATAATTCTGTGCTAAGTTAAGGTTTGCACCATAAGCTGTAGAGGTAGTATATACCTTATTGAACCTGTCTACTAATGAGTTAGTTTGAATAACGCCAGACCTTTGAATAGTGTCTGTGTCAAGTACTTTTAACATATCTCCACCTTCATTACGAATAATAACATCTGTGGAGAACAGTCGTCTTAAGGTAGAAAATAAGTTATTTTGTTTTTGTTGTTCTGCCATATTTTTATTTTATAAAAGCCAAGTTAAATCTTGATTAACCTCTCCTTGAGGTGTATTATAGTTCATCACCCAAGGGTTGTCATTATATTTACTATTTGAATTATAAGTGATACTAGTATCTTGAGTCTTAGTAAAGCTATTCAATGCAGCATAAGTCAAATTCTCGGCGTTCTTTCTGTATCTAAGACTAGTCTCTCTTAAATACATAGCAATAGCAAATGCCATAACTAAATCGTCATTATAACTCTGCATAGCTTGGGCCTTACCATTCTTCCATATAAATACCCTTAACTCTTCTAAAAGCCTTATTGATCTTATGTTAGCTATTTTGTTCTCGATAACATCTCTCATCTTTTCAATAGCTAATGGCCTAGTTTTTTCAGTAGTGCTAAAGCCAGGAACAAGTCCGTCAGCTTTATTATACTTATCTACATATTTAGTAAAGTCCATGTTTTGGTCCTGCTTATAGCTATAGTGAAGGTTATTATATCCTCTTTCAACTATTGTCTGGACAACATCCCAACCTATATTTGCATTCTCAGGCACTAGCAAAGCGTTATTATATTCTGATGCTATACTAAGAAGGATATTTGCATAGTCTCTTGTGTCGACCTGTGCTTTATATTCTGCTACTTGAGTTATCGATTCTATGTCAATTACATGGAAAGCAGAGTAGTCACTACCATCACCACGAGCTACGTCAGCAATCACAGCATAGTATTTCATTGGATCGGGATATTCCCATATCCACAATGCCTTGTCTAGACCACGCCTTTCTATTGGGTCTGAAAGCATATTCTGCTCATACCAACTTAATATTTCTGGTTCTATAACTGTATTACCTGATGTTGCAAAGTCACAATCACACTCTTGAGCAGCATTACGTTTACCTAATATCCTGTCTTGTTCGTCACGCCATTCCTGATTACGTTCAGGATGAACTGACCATGGAAGAGAAATAGGTAGGAATTTGTTCTCTTGATTTTGTGCTGATAGATAACTCTTGTGAAACCAGTTACCAACACCATTAGGAGTAGATAGAGCCACACAACCACCACCTGTTGCCAAGGTTTGTTGGGCGGCTGTAAAGATTGTTTCAATATTATCAATGAACGCCGCCTCATCTATTATTAGTAGAGATACAGACTCAGAACGTCCTGCATCACCAGCCGCTGAAACAGCTTTAACTTGTGAACCATTAGCCAGTCTAAGACTAAGTCTATTATCTTCTGATGTTCCTATCTTTAGCCAAGTTGGTAAGTTTTGGTAAGCAAACCTTACTTTAGTTACCATGTTCTTGGCAGTATCTTGCTTAGTTGCAATAACAAGAATATTCTTATCCTTATTAAACAACATCATCCATAATGAATAGGCAGAAACAAGTGTAGAAATACCTAGCTGTCTTGACTTATTTATTATTGAATAATCATGCTTCTGGAATAAGCGGAGTACCTTCTCTTGAAATGGATAAAGGTCGAACATTTGTCGACCTCTTTGAGGGTGCTGGATCATATAGTACTTCTTCATGAAGTATACTGGATCCGTGGCGCACTTTACAAACTCCTCCTTTATTCTTTCTTTTATATTATTTTGTGCGTCAGACATTTTATTTTATGATGAGACCTATTATCGCAGCACCTAATACAACCTTTTGTATTCTATTCCACTTAAGTCTCTTTTCTTGCTTTTTTATATCTTGTTTTAATCCGCTAACTTGTACCTTGTATAACTCTTCTTGCTGTACTTTCTTATCAATAATAGATACATAGTTAACTTCTTTCTCTCTTAATTTAGCAATTACCTCAGCCCTATTCTTTAATGAAGAGTCCATAGTTACAATAACACTATCTTGTGTAATAACTATCTTCTCATTTACTTCCCCCTCTTTAAGATCTACTACGACAGCTTTGCTAACTTCTAATGGTAGGTGAGTTGTATCTTCAGATTTATTAGTGTACTCACCACTATATTTAGCCACAAAAAAACTATCTACTTGGGTTGGTGTATACTTTAATGCGTCTTTAGCATCTTTTAAGTTTCCTTTTAAATCACCAATCTTAGCTTTATTAGCTGTTTGGTACGCG